CTCGCTACGAACATGGTAAAAAAACCATTTTCGACGAGCTTCTCCTCAAAGTTGCCCCTCAACGCTCTGGCAACAGCGTTGGACGCCCAACTCTTGATCTTATTCGTGGCGGCAGAATAATCTCCGGATAGAACCTCGAGATCCCGTTCGAAGATGCTGAGCATCTCGTCGGTAACCTCAGGCTCCTTCAGGAGACGAAAAGCCTTGTGGTGCGAAAGTATTTTCCACATCCACGACTGGAGCGTTTTGAGAATAAACATGAGATAACCAGGTTCCTTTGTGATGACTCTGACCTTCAAGGGTTCAGCAAGTCCCACAGGAATGACGGTGGGGAGAATGGTGAGTGCTTTCGCAAAGCAAAAGTCAAAAGACTTCTCAGCCAATTCCGCCAACTGGTACTCCGGTATAACCAATTTCTTCAACTTCTCAAAACCACGATGTACCACATCGTTATCCTCTCCATCGATCCCCTCAACCCACCCAAGGAATTCTTCCACCTGGGGAGTCACATTCATCCAGAGGGCACGAAACTCGGGATCCGAACTCAAGAGACCAAACATCCCCCCGTCTTTGACGGTAGAGGTTGTATTGGCCCGAAGACTCGGAAAAACCTGTTTGATTGCCTCCTTCCTGGAGAAGGTGTGACCATGGAAGAGCTCAGCAACAGTCCGCTCAATCTCAGTAGAGATAGTCTCACGACTAAAAACTGCCTTGACACTATGCCGAACCTCTTCCCCCATAAAACCCTCCCAGGTACCACAGACCATCTCATTGACATACGCAATCTCGTTGGGAATAGAATATTCCGCAAAGAGTTCTTGCACAGTGTCTGAGATCCCGGACTCTATGGCCTCCCGATCGGGACGTGGAAGACCCTTCTTAACGTAATTCACCCCGACAACACACTCCCGAAAGTTTTGAAACTCAAGGGAGGGGTCTCGGATGAACACATCAAGGTGATGGATCTTGGTGCCTATCTCTTCTGACTGATTCAAAAGAATCTGTTGAAATTTCCTGCAAAGTTTGCGGGAAGAGAAAAGGCGCTTTGGGTCGTCCCTGTCAGGGAAAGGGGCTTTAGCAACGGGATTATTCATCCAAGCTGCAAAGAACGCCGGGAGCTTATACTTCATAAGCTTCAACCAGCTTCCCCCCGACCCCTGACATAATTTTTCCCAGTGAAGTAACGTTTTTGCTTCCACCATCGACGTGTGAAACTCAAAACCGTGGACTTCAAAGTGCCAGCGAAGAACATTATAACATTCTTTTAACGGGCTGGACTTCTCGCGTGTGGGGCTAAGGCTTGCCACCGCAACCTCCTCTTGTGCAACGGTACCCTCTTGTAGGGACCCCTGACGGGCTTGCAGCCGGTTCTCGACACGTTCGACTAAATCATCGACACTCTTAAGTGGACCTTCTTTTGAAAGGCGCGGCATCTGAACAGATGAACCGCTTAACCAATGAGTGATGAAATTTATTTCGGCATGACGAGAGCAGACCTGCAAGCTATTCGGCACGGGCTTGCCGCGGGTGGTATTTCCACCAACACGACAACATTTTCCTTGGAACACCCTCAGGTTTCCTTGGTCCGTTTGTTGTGAAATTTGCATTGCATAAGAAGATTCACTGCTTCATTGAGCAGGACCTCGGCGCGTAGGATTCTCAATTCTCCGGAAAACCAGAGACTTGACAAGAACAATCCTATACTCTACCCTCGCGGGGTAGCGCTTCCGGGGGAGATCGCAGATCTCCCCTATCGGGTGTTTACACCCAGCACGAATTAGCGTGCAACTGCTCCCACCTATCCCAGGTGGTGGTCCG